ATATTATACTACTCGATAAATTTCTAAAAGTCAAGAGAAATCTCGATTAAAAGCAGTAATTTTCATAATAATCGGTGATTTCTGCGATAAGTGGATCAATCCAATCTTCTCGTTTCTCCTGAAAGATCAAAGGAGTCGGATCATTATCCACAACCATGATGATGACAAGATTTTCAATCTCGATCTCGGTGAGTTCCTGAAGCATGAGAGAGTATGCACAGGCCTGCATGAAGTATGTATTAATTTGACTTCTTGTTTTGATTCTGGAGGATGTTTTAAAGTCAACAATTGAAAGTTTGTTATCAAATTCTCCAATCAGATCGACACGACCTGCTACTCTAAGTGTATCTGAGTAAAGAGGTGTTTCTTGTGCCAGAATATTGTTTACTCGGGCATCAAGAACCTTTTTAATTGTTTTCCAAGAGAAAAGAATATGAGGCATATTCTCTCCTTTGATGTAATCTTCGTCATTGTTCAGATATCTTTCTGAGATATTATGAACTGCCGATCCACGAGTAGTTGCATGTCGAGATATTCGATTGGCCTCTTTTTCTCCTACTCTTTTTCTCCATTCAAGAAGAGATTTCTTGGTTTTTGCCCCAAGAACAGTTGTAATAGAACTTAGTATATTCCCCTGTGGAGTAACATAGGTTCTTCCGCTGGGAGTTGTTTTTGCGACCAAATTTTCATAAGGAAGATCGAATGGCTTATGCTCAAATTTCATGGCAATTATATTTATCCTGCATTAGGATCTACACACTTTGGCCCGAGCAGGGGATCTCCAGAGGAGAAAATAACGGGGTAATTTTCTGCTTCCGCGTTTTTCGCAATCCACTCATCTTGTTCGATTGGGACGTTGTCCTCTTCGAAGATAGCGATAATCGGGCATTCATCAACACATGCATTACAATCAATACACGTCTCCGGATTGATATAAAGGCGGTCTGGTGCCTCGTGGAATGCCTCAACCGGACACACCTCCACACAGCTCGTATATTTACAATCGACACATATTCCTGTTACTACGTAAGCCATAAGATATTTTTTTTCATTTAATAATAAGTTTTCTTTCTTCCCAACGAAGTCTCAATTCTTTTCTTCTTTGTTCTTAGTTTCTTGCGGTGAGACCTTTCAAACGAATCATATTCTTTGTATTCCTTTTTAATTTTTCCTTTTCTCTTCATACCACATTCTGCAATAGAAATACATTCCATAATACTCTATCCTTTCTTTAGGATATCCAACTTCAATCAGCCATTCATTAATAGTTTTTTCTTCGGTGACTGTAAATGGTACTTTTTTCGGAAACCCATATTTCCATCCTTCGGGTGGATCTATCATTAGAATTTCATTTTCTGGTATGTCAGGGCAATCCCAAATTCGGCGATACATCTTGATAGTTTTTTCGGTTTTCTTTTTCATCCTCTACCCTCTCGTCTCTCGCCTCTTTGCTCCTGACTCTTTTTCATCCAACGCCAGGTATCCCGGCACATGGCATCGAGGTCCAACTCAGCTTTCCAGCCGAGCAACTTCATCGCCTTTGTCCCCTCAGCATAACAGGTAGGAATGTCACCCGGCCGCCGGTCGACAAATCGGTAAGGCACGGTTTTACCACTGGCCTTCTCAAAGGTTTTTATAACTTCCAGTACACTGTAACCATTGCCGGTACCGAGATTTACGATTAGCGGTTCGTTTGGAGCGTCATCCTTGGTTAAATAATCCAATGCATTCAGGTGTGCCTTGGCCAAATCTACCACATGAATGTAGTCTCTCACTCCAGTGCCGTCGGGCGTCGGATAGTCATTGCCAAAGACTTTAACCCATTCGCGCATCCCAGTGGCCACCTGCGCTATGAAAGGCACGAGGTTGTTTGGGCCGCCAGTCGGGGCTTCTCCGATCAGGCCCGAGGAATGTGCGCCTACCGGATTAAAATAACGAAGGATAGCCACCTTCAAATCTGGACGGGCGGCCGCCTGGTCCAAAAGAATCTGCTCCATCATGACTTTGGTCTGGCCATAAGGATTAGTCGCCTTGATGGATTCGTCCTCAGTGATCGGCACCTTACTTGGTTCTCCGTAAACCGCCGCAGAAGAGCTGAAAACAAAGATGTTCACCCGATGTTCCATCATGCACTCCAGAAGATTAATGGTCCCAGTAATGTTATTCTGATAATAGCGGAGCGGATGAGCGACCGACTCACCGACAGCTTTTAGAGCAGCAAAATGAATGACGCCATCAATGGAGTGATTATTAAAAACTGCTGCCAAGTCCTCCTTATATTCGATATCGCCCTCAACCAGCTGAACCGATTTTCCAGCAATCTTTTCAACCCGATCCAGCACGGACTGCTCACTGTTGGAAAAATTATCGAACACGATCACATCGTGTCCTTGTTCAAGAAGCTCAACGCTTGTATGACTGCCTATGAATCCGGCTCCACCAGTAACAAGAATCTTCATGGTTGTAAGCGGAAGTAGTGAGGAAACCGTGTCGCGCAATTGCCGGCCCACAAAAGGATATGTTGAATGGCCCATTTTACCTACTCCCGGCGGATCTTTATCAAGCCAAAATTGTGAGAAATCATCTGTTGGATTGGTCTCCATCATTTTCAATAATGTTCAATATTATTTTCCCTGGCGGAATTTTTCTCTATTCTTTTTAGAACATCATTCCATTCAGTTCCGGCTCGGCGGATAGGATGAATAGTATCATGAACCACCGCCGGAGGGATTGAGATTAATCGTTTCATTTCTCCTTTCTCCTCACAAGTACAAGTGGAGGGATCATCTTTCTTTGAGATCATAACAATCCGTTCTTCGATCCTGCCACACTTTATGCAGCGATAATCATAGTTGGGCATTTTACAAAATTTCCGGAAATGATGCCGCTACTAAACTTTTTGTGATCCTTGAGTATTTCCGAGTAAATTTTTTATCTTTTGCGGCAATGAGAATTTTTGCGTCGGCCGCTGACAAGGATTCAAGTATTCCAATAAACCACTTTTCTTTCCGTACTTTTGCATAGTTGGCCTGCTTTGTGCATTTATCAATATTTAGAAATACCTTTCGCATACTTATAATAGGAAACCGTGTTTCCTTATTTTCTGTGTATGGCGGAGCACCTTCAGGTAGATCCAACTGAATCTTATCATTAAATGCTAACTGTAAGATGGTTTTAATCTGTCGGTATGCATTTCTTTGTAGATACGCTATTCGCGAATCACGATCATCAATCTTCTGTAAATTAGCGAAGACTTCATGTGGCATTAATGTAATTTTATCTTTCATCATCATCATAATAGTATTATTTATTAAAAAAATCTTGGGCGGATTCAATCAACGGTCCACAACGGGATCTGATCAAAAAATTAAAAACCTTGTTGTTATTTTTCCCCTGTTGTTCCTTGACTTGTGTCATACACTCTTCGCCAATTTCGGGTGGTGTCCTGCCGAGATCTATCATCCACTCATTTCGTTGGTAGTTGCGCCAGACATTTGAGGACATATAATTACTTAAATTGTCGCGGTGGGGCCACCAATCATCAATTCTATTTTTTCTAAGAGGTGTTTGACGCAATCCATCCGTAAAGGTATTATCTGGACTTAACACATTAGGAACTCCATCACTGACATCCCCCCTACAAATATGTTCAAAAAGATATCGGCGAGGATTATCACAGGTTAAAAATTGGCGACGAATAGGACTATATTGTCGAACATTGTCATACTTTTGCAACTGAAGGAAGTCCTTATCGGAAGAGATGATAATTACTTTTTCCCAGAGGTGGAGCACGGAGTCGAACCTTTGATCAAGTGGGGTTTGACTACATTGATGAATCAGACTCCCGATGATATCGTCGGCCTCAGCCCGCTCCACCGAGATCACAGGATATGCAAAATTTTCTTTCAATTCCTCTTGAATTTTATTACTCGTCAGGAAAAAATTATTCCAGTCAAGAGTTGATTTTTCTCTGTTTTTTTTCCTCGCGGCCTTGTATTCTGGATAGATTTCCTTCCGCCATGATGTTTGATCACAAGCGATAACCATGCGTCCGTACTCTTTTCGGTGGGTGGAATTGTAGAACCTGATCGAATTTAGAATTAGATTGCGTAGAAGTGATTCGTCTATGTCCGACGGGTTTTTTCTGGAGAACGCCGCTGCGACAGAGATGGCACTGAAGTCAAGTATTATCATAATATAAAATTCAAAGTTTTATCATTTTTTGAATACGTTCTGCTAAAAATCTAATTCTTTGAGCATTCGGGTCCGAATTAATGATAATAATTGGATATCCATGGCGGAGGAGATCATCGATATATTGTGAAATGTTGTGTAACTGATTATAATAATCTTCTTTTTTCTTTCTCTCAAAAGCCACCCCGTATACGTGTTCTGGCAGGTCACGCAACTCATCCAATCCGTTGTATACAAGGAGTTGGTTGATGAGTTCGCCAATAGTTATGCCCCTACTCTGGGATTCTGTGAGAAGGCATTGATGTGTCTCAACAGGAACATAAGTTCGCAGCCATTTTTTATTTTCCATGATATACTACTATAAACTAAAGTATAAAAAAAGTCAAGGTTTTTCTGTATCTTTTTTTAAACATAAACGGTAACGTTCAACCTACCGATCCTTCCATCTCCATATCGATGAGCCGCTTGAGTTCTACACTGTATTCCATAGGGAATTGTTTCACCAGATCGTTGATGAATCCATTCACAGCAAGACTCATGGCTTCTCCTTCGTTGAGACCACGCTGCATAAGATAGAAAATTTGTTCTGCATTCACTTTGGAGACACTGGCTTCGTGTTGAACAGAGTTATTGGCCCCTCGTACCGTGATCGCAGGATAGGTGTCTGTGCGGCTATTGGTATTGATCAGTAGCGCATCACATTCCGTGTTATTCCTACACCCTTTTAGGTGTTTGGGAATATGGACTAGACCACGGTAGGTAGAACGGCCTTCTCCAACAGATATGCTCTTAGCAATAATGTTGCTCGTCGTTTCGTCGGCCGCGTGAATCATTTTGGCACCAGTATCCTGATGCTGACCGTCTCCGGCCAATGCAATGGAAAGGACTTCGCCGCGAGCCCGCCGGCCTTTGAGAATAACACCCGGATATTTCATGGTTAATCGGGAACCAATATTACAATCGATCCACTTGATCTCGGCGTCTTCATAAGCAATCCCACGTTTGGTAACGAGGTTAAATACATTGGAAC